AAACATAATTTAGTTTTTTAAATAAATGATTGATTTCTATTTAGAAATAGAATTTAAAAAATAAAAATTGTGGCTAATAGAAAAATAATAGTATTTGGTAACAAAAGCAGAGAGAAATACCCTACTAATAATAATGTTGTTTTTAATAATAACACTTTATTCAGTATAAATGATATTACTGTATCGACAAAAATTGTTCCTAGAAATGTAATAAATTATAAAGACAAATATAAATTCAATAAGACTACTTTAACACTTAATAGTATGAATATAGATACTATTGAGTCTTCAAAAAAATATACATCTTTTATCAATAGAGTAGTAATGTCATTTGATAGAAAGAATCTTAATAATTATGCATATTTTGGTTCATTATATGACTTAATGATATCGACAGTTAGTGATATAATCAATAAATGGAGAGGTAGTTTATATGTAGAATTTTTTAAAGATGGTAATATATATCAAACAGCTACAAATTATGTATATAATAAAGCAACAAATAGGTCAACATTTACAATAAATTCATTTTTAATTTCTAATAAATTTGAATTGAATTATGTGAATAAAAAAAATATAGATACACTGTTTAATGATATAAAAGATTTAAACACATATTATAAAAATTATGAAATATGGTATGTAGATGATAATGGAGAAGAACAAAAATTTCCAATTATAGGTTTTACAGGGAGTACAGAAGTTAATAGTGGTAATATTACTATAATAGCTCAAGGAGAATGTTTTCCAAATAGTCCTACAATCATAAAAGCCTACCATATAAAACCTTTAGAGAGTGAATATCTTAAATTTTATTCAGACTTAAACACATTACAAAAATATTTATTGAATAAAGAAAGTACACCAAAATTTACATCTACATTTAAAGTATTAGAAAGAGATTTAGATGACAATATAATTTTTAAAGATATTGATTTAACATGGGGTACATCAGATGGTTATAATATAGATATTGATACAATTCAATATGGTGAATATTTTAAAAAATTATTAAATATTGCAAAATCATACGATGATTATAAATCTGACTTAATAGTAAGATTTTTAACGCCAAGTAGTTTAATAAATTTTGATAATACAGATGATGGAAAAATGAAAAAGTTATTACGAACTTATGGTCGTGAACTTGACGAAATAAAATCATTTATAGATGGTATAACATATGTATCAAAAATTTCATATGATAAAATTGAGAACATACCAGATTTATTAATAAAAAATTTAGCAAAAAATTTAGGATGGGAACCATTTCCTATTGTTGATGAAGAAGATATAATAGATTCATTTTTTTCTTATGAGAAATCAAAAGAGTTAGGTTTTTATGATACGCCATATGAAATAGATATTGAATTGTGGAGAAGAATAATAATAAATACTAATTGGTTTTTTAAAGCAAAAGGAACAAGAAGAGCAATAGAAACAATATTTGCATTTATTGGTGCACCAGAATGTTTAGTTGAATTTAATGAACATATTTATTTAGCGGAAAATAAAATAAATGTAAACAGTATTAGCGATGCAGTTGTAGGTAAAATTGAAACATATAATCCAAATTTTACTAGATTTCCTTATGATAATGAAGGTTACCCTAAAGCACCAAATGAAACAGTTAATTTTCATTTTCAAATATCTGGGAATACAGATAGAGGACAACACTATATAAATTTATATAGAGATATATGGAATCCACAAAATTTAGAAATTGAAAAAGTAGTTGATAATAGAAAATCTTGGTTTTATACTGGACAAACAAAAAGATTAGATACTTTAAGAGAAACATCTTACGAACAAAATGATAGTCGTTTAATTATTAATACAAAAGAAGTAAATGTTACATTAGATATTGCAAAGGCAATAGAATGTGACGTTTATAATTTTAATTATGAATATAATTATCCAGTTTCATCAACTGGAAGAACATTTCCATATCCACAAGATGATAGAACTAAAATAGATGTAAGTAAATTAACTTTTGCTGAATATATACAAAAAATTTATAGCACATTCATTGATGTTAAAAATAGAAAAATCATTACCGATAATAGAGGTGGTGGTTATCCAACTTTAACTAAACTTTATATAGATTATTTGAATAATAGTTTAAATGATATAGGTTTTCAATCAAAAAGAAGAACTTTAAAATTTATGTTAAATTATATCAATAAATTTGATAAAGTTTGGCCAAAATTTGTTGATCAATTAATTCCAGCTACTACTATTTTTGAAGGTGGTGGTGAAAAATATAGAAATACTATTTTTACTCCACAAAAATTTGTATATCAATCAGGTATTGATACTGGTTCAGAATTTGCTAAAAAACAAAAAGGTACATTAGAAGATCAAATACAAATATTAAAAGTAGAATCTAATGTAACTATACCATCTTATGGAGATTTAAATATTTACAGTTCTGTTGCTTCATATCAATATTCACCAGATTCTATATTTAGAGGTGAAAATCAAAGGATAACTAATTTAAAGCAATTAGTAGATGTAAAATCAATACAAAAATGGAATTATAATTTATATGATTTTGTTAATCCAAATTATAATGTAAGTGGTGCATGTAAAATGGTTAATAGTTCATTTACAAATTCTGCTATATATTATTATGACGAACAGAGTTCTAAAAATTTAGATTTCATTATATATAGTGCATCAACTGTAGAATATGGTACTGGAAGTACTAAAACTTATTTTACACTTAATGATTACAATTATATAAATAATGAATTTAATAAAGAAATAATATATGATAAATATTTAACTAGTTACACATATAGTGGTTCATCAATAATATATACCGATTCGGTTTTAAAGACATTTTTAACTAGAGATACAGAATATCTTGTTAAAGTATATTTTGAAAAAACTTTTACTGGAGATACATTTAATGGTGACGTTAGTTTTTATACTAGTGCTAATACACCTTATTCTTTATATGAAAATTTTGATTTTGTTTTATATCCACAACAATATGAAACATATTTTGATGTAACCAAATATAAAGATTATACAAATAATATTGCTTTTTTGAATACAAAATTTAATTATGATGTAGTTGATGATTTACCTTTTAAATATTATCAACAAGAAAAAGATTTTTATTTTGTTTCTGTTGGCTCTCCAACTATTCCATTTAGTTTAATTCAAAATAATATAATTACTGTTGATAATACTAATTTACAATTTATAACAGAAAATATCCCAGTTACTTCTGGTATGACTAGTTTTATAACTACTTATAACCCTATTGGTGATATTCAATTATCTTTAAGAGGTTTGGTTCGTATACCAAATCAAGAATATTTTATAGATGGTACTTTTTTGACTAATGAGAGAAGAAGATATATTTTATCAGAAACATTAATAGATGAAGAAGATGTTATTACTATTTCATATATTACAAATGGTACTGGTAGCGATGTAACTTATGATTGTGAAACTTATACTATTTCTGCAATAACAAGTGCTACTACTAGACCAATGGGTGAAAAATTCTTTTATAATTCTGCCACAACTAAATATGAATATTATATTGAAAGTGGTATAACTAGTGTAAATAATATTAATTTATCAATAAGAGGACAAGTTTTAGCTAATGGTTTAGATTTTACTCTTTCAAATCTTGATAATACTAAAATTATACTTAATGTAAGTGATTTATATAGTGGTGATACTATAAACGTATGTTATATAACTAAAATAGTATCAGAAATAGTTTATGATTTAGATACTAATCCTTTTAATTTTAGTTGGTCTATTAATACACCAATCCCAACAAATGAATTAGGATATTTTTATCAAGAATTTACAGATGTTAACGATTTTAATTTTTCATCCGTAATTTATAGTTCTGTTACTAATTATATAGATGGTTCATCATTATTTAATGTACCAATTGATTTTAATGATACACCATTGATACTTGGAACAACATATAGATATAGAATTGTTAGTAATAGACAATTCACAACATTAATGGGCAATACTATAAACGTTAAAGCATATTCTAATAATTTTATTATAAGATTACCTAATTAAAAAAATAATGAATAATATAGAATTAAATAAAAGACATTATGCAGGTCAAGCTAATAATATAAAACCTGTTAATATATCTCAACAACAAACATCTACAGACCCTAATAGAATTATATATGTTGGTAAGGTAATTTCTATTGATGATAATCAAGAAACTATGAGGATTAAGGTTAAAATACCTGAATTAGATAATCTTACTTCAGATGAAGATTTACCATATTGTTATGCTTTACAAAGTCAAATAGTTAGAATTTTCCCAAAAGTTGATGAATCTGTTTTGGTTATAGTTTCTGATATTAATAAAAATAAAAATGATAGAATTTGGGTAGCACCAATAATTATAACACATGAGGACATTGAAAAATCCACTTTTTTTAAATCAAATGTTTCTATAGGTATAGAAAAATTTTATGAAAAAAGAATACCTTCTATTACACCTATTAATTATAATGGTATTTTACCTAATAAAGAAGATGTTGCATTTGTAGGACGTAAAAATACAGATGTAACATTAGGTGATAATAAATTAATACTAAGATGTAATTATAAAAATGATGATTTAACTTTAAATACTAAAAATCCAGCATATATTGAATTACATTGTAATAAAGAAACTAAAAAAACAACTAATATTGTTCGTGCAGATAATGTTTTATTAATAAGTCATGATGGGTTTCCTAATTTTAAAACTATTATGGATGATAAAGAAATAGAAAATGCAATAAAAAAATGTCATTCGTTACCTTATGGTGATTTATTAGTAGATGTTCTTAAATTATTTGCTCAGGCAATTGTTAATCATTATCACCCATATCCCACTAATCCACCGATTAAAGAGGATTATATCATAAGTATTAGAGATTTTAATTTTGATAGTATTTTAAGTAAAAATATTAAAATAAATTAATTTTTTAAAAAAACTCACTTTATTTTTTACTATTTATAAAAAAATAAAATTTATATACGATGGCAAATGGTTTTACATTTAATTCTCCAACCGTTAAATTCAAAGAAATTGATTTAACAACACAATCACCAGCATTAGGTATAACAATACTTGGTTTAGTTGGTGAAACACAAAAAGGTCGTGCTTTTGAACCTACTTTTATAACAAATAAAAATGAATTTAGAAAATTTTTTGGTGCTCAAAGTAATGAAAAATTAGGTACAAATCTTAAATATACTTTACCTTTTTATGCTAATTCTTTTCTTACAGAAGGTGACCAATTATGGGTAACTAGAGTTCTAGGACTTAGTGGTTATGATGCAGGTACTGGATGGGCTCTTAAAGTAAATGCTGGTTTAGATACTTCTACTACAGCAATTACTGCTACAGTAACAGGTTCAACAAATTTCACTGGTGGTACTTATTTAGGTATTTCTATAAGTCAAACTGGTACTTATAATTCAGCTTCTACATTTGTTAAAAATGGTACTGTATTTACAGCTACTTCTATAACTTTAAATGTTACAACATATGATTCTAATGCTTCAACTGGTTCTACTTTATATAGTTCACAAACAATAAGTGGTAATGCTTTTACTGATTATGAAAATATGGTTGTGGCAGTTATACGTTCAAGAGGTTTATATGATAATAATACTTTAAAATATAATGTTTCAGCTATAACTTTAAATGTTACTGGTGGTGCTGCTACTAATTTATTTGGAGATTTTACTCTTACAACACAAGGTTTATTCACAAATGAATCTTATACATGTAATTTGAATCCTGATGCTACTGGTTTTATATCAAATGTTTTAGGTGATAAACCTAAAGGTAAAAATACTGGTCTTTATGTTGAAGCAGTTTATCCAGACTTAATCACTAAAATTAATTCATTAGGTCCTTATTTTAGCTTAAGCCCTACAATTGTTAGACTTACAACTGATGTTTTTAATGATTTTAAAATTAATTACCAAACACCTCAAACACCTTGGGTTGTTTCTGAATTAAGAGGTTCTAAAATTGAAAAACTTTTCAAATTTATTTCTATTAGTGATGGTGATTCTGCAAATAAAGAAATTAAAATATCTATAACTCGTTTAAATTTTGAAACAAAAGAATTTGATGTTATAATAAGAGATTTTAATGATACTGATAATAATGTGTCAATTTTAGAATCATATACTAGATGTAGTTTAGATCCTTCTTTACCCACTTATATTGGTAAAAGAATTGGTTCTAGAACTGAAGGTAATTATGATTTGGATTTTGATATTAAAAGTAGTTATGTATTCTTAGAAATAGCTGCTGATGCACCTACTGATGCAATGCCTTGTGGGTTTGAAGGTTATTATTTGAGAAATTATAGTGCTACAAATACTGGTGATGTTTCAGCTAAAACACCAAGTATTTTCTATAAAACTGATTATAGTGTTTCTGATAAAAAAGCAAGAGTTTTCTTGGGTGTAAGTGAAAGAGCTTATGATACAACTACTAATGGAAGTGGTATAAATCAAAATTTATTTAATTATGTTGGTAAAACTAGTACAGAAACTTCATTCACAAAAACAAAAGGTTTCCATCTTGATTCTGGTGCAACTGGTACATATACAGATGGTGATTTTATTATAGGTGAATTTAGTGTAGGAGCTGGTAAATTACAAACAGCAACAGATACTATTAATGGTTATTATTCTGATGTACTTAGTCGTAAATTTACTTTAGTACCTTATGGTGGTTTTGATGGATGGGATATATTTAGAAATCAAAGAACTAATAATGGTTCTTACACATTGGGTAAAACTAATTATGTAGAAGGTAATGATTATGATGCTTATTTACTTGGTATACAAACATTTGAAAATCCAGAAGAAACACCTTTGACTCTTTTTGCTACACCTGGTATTAACTGGTATGACCATATTGACCTTGTAAATGATTCTATAGAATTAGTTGAAAGAACTCGTCAAGGTGATTGTTTTTACCTAATTGATGCACCTGATATGACTGAAGATGAAACTGCACAAGATTTAGTTGATAAATTAAGTACAGTTGATATTGATTCTAGTTATTGTGCTACTTATGCACCATATATACAAGTAAATGATCCAGAGAGTGGTACAAATCTATTTATACCTCCAAGTGGTGAAGTTCTTAGAGTTATGGCTTTAACAGATAAAATAGCTTTTCCTTGGTTTGCTCCTGCTGGTTTAAATAGAGGTTTAATACCTAGTGCTAAACAAGTTAGAAAGAAATTCTCTGAACCAGAACGTGATATTCTTTATCCTGCTCGTATCAACCCTATACCTAAATTTAATGATGTAGGTGCTGATATATTTGGACAAAAAACATTACAAGTTAA